ATGATGTTTAGAAAATTTTTGTCGGTGTTATTTGTGATAGCGTTTATGTTTTCTGTGGTGGGGCCATTTGCGGTTGCAGATGATTATGATTTTGCGTATAAGCGTTTAGGAGAAATGGAAACACTTACCGAAGCAGCGTCAGATGATTTATTTTTAGTGTATGATGAGTCTGCTAAAGCAGGTAAGACCATGGACGCAGCTAATCCGGTAATATCTGGGGATTTAACTTTTCAATCTACATTACTTACTAACGGAAGGGTAAATGCTGTTTTAACCTTACAATCTTCTTCTACCGAAATAGCAGAAACGAATGTTCCATACTCGGTTATATTAAAGATTATTGGTAGCACGGGCGGGCTAGATGAAACTGACGGAGGAATAAGATTAGCGGATGCAAAGGCTGGGCAAGTCTTAGTTATTAGCATAATAGGGCCAGAGGGTTCTGGGGATCTGGTTATAACGCCGGTTACAGCTACTGGATTTACTACGCTGACTTTTGATACTGTTTTGGATAGTGCAACGCTTATGTATTTTAATGATACACTCGGCTGGGTGGTAATAAGCACAACCAGTGTTACAGTAGCATAGCTATGAAAAAAATATTGTCATATGCCACGGCGCTATGTCTAGGGCTTTTAGCTGTAGCGCCACATATTAATTACGATATACCACTCATCGTTAATAGCTTTGGGTGGCTTTATATTGTTGTGGCTTCGGCATTATTGGGGTTTTTTCTTCTATCAAGAGACATGCCCTTGTCATTTAAGTTTCTAACAGTTTATTTATGGCTGAGTTGTTTTATTAGTTTGGTACCCTACTTATCTTTTAATGCATATATACTGGTAGTTTTAAGCATGTATTTTTTTCTTATATTTAAAGTATGTGACCAGAAGATTATACTCGACATGGTACAAGCTGTATTTTGGGTACAAGTATGTTTTGGTATTATGCAGTTATGCGGTGTAGATACTCTTATGAACTTTGATAGACCTGAATCAGTATTCTTAGGCACGATCATGCAGTACATGAGATTTTCTTCTCACTTAGCCATATTGGCCCCGCTATTAGTTTACAAAAATAAATGGTACATAGTGCCAATAGCAATTTTGGCAGTAGTGTCACAGTCGTCTTCTTTCGGCCTCGCGATTATATGCGGGGCAGCAGTATACTTTTTTTTGAACTATCCGAAGAGGAGCCTCTGGACAGCGGGTCTAACTCTTGTTATAGGTGCTGGGTATTTAGTTTGGGACAACAGTTCTGTTCAGATAGCTTTCACGGTAGGAAGAATCCCAGTGTGGATAGATATTATAAGAACTTGGCTCATGGACACTTCCGGGAAATTTGTTTTGCCTCTTAGTGGCCCCATAGCCTGGAAGTCAATATTTTTTGGGAGAGGTATGGATACTTTTTTACCCCTATTCCCAATATTTAAACACGACCTTAACCCATTCCCTCAAGCCCATTGTGCGTATCTCCAGTGGTTGTGGGAAATAGGGCTGATAGGTTTCGGGGGATTGTCGGTGTATGCTATTAATCTGTTCAGGAGGCTTTATAGAATTAAGGCCTATATTCTTATTTCGGGTTTGGTCTGCATAGGAATCAACATGATGTTTGCTTTTCCAGATCGTTTGACACAGAATATGTTATTGATTATTTGTTTTCTTGCTTTTTGTGAAAAGAAAGCTCGAGTAGTCTAAACAAGGAGACATAAAATGCCAACTATAAAAGAATTGAAAGCAAAACGCGAAACACTTAAAACTCGTAAACAACCGTGGGAGTATCCTTTTGAAATTTTGGGTAAATACATATATACAAGAAAGCAACAGTTCCAACAGACAGTATCTCCCGGAGCTTTTCTTAATGATGGGATGATAAATGACTCGACGGCTATACGTGCTAACGGGGCTATGGCTTCGGCTATTATGGGAGCCCTTTGGAAAAGTGGGAATAAGACTTTTAGACTTCGTAGGCCCAAGCATATAGAGGATACAAAAGCACATCAAGATTTTTATATGAGACAAAATGAAATACTTGCCGATGCTATGGAAAGTCCTAAAGCTGGATTTGAAACTGCGTTTGATGAGTCGCTTCGAGAAGAAGGAGCTTTTGGCACAAGTGGTATTGCTGAATTTAAAGGCGACTACCAAAATCCTCTTATATTTAAAAGTTGGAGTATACAGTCTGTAATAATAGCTGAAGGTCCTGACGGATTTGTTGATACTGTTTATTATGATGATTCAATTCCACTAAGAGCATTAGCCGAAGAATATGGGGAGGAGAATCTTCCCGAAGATTTAAAAGAGTTATACAAAGATGTGACTAAACATAATGATAGAATTAAAGTTTGTATAGCCATCGAGCCTCGTCTTGAGAAAGATCAGTCAGACGGTAGCGACAAAGGCATGCCCTTTGCTTCTTATCATTTTACTTTTGAGGGCACTCCTAAAATATTAAGAGAGAGTGGGTATACAGAATTACCTGTTCGTATCAGCCGTTGGTATAAATTAGCAAATGAAGAGTATGGGAGAAGTCCAGGTATGGATGCTCTTCCTGCTATAATGCAGATAAATGCACTTAAAGAAATCTTTTTGATATGCGCAGAGAAAAAAGCTGAACCGCCTTTATATGTTATGGACGACGGATCTTTGGGCGCAGGTACGGTAGATACATCTGCTCGGGGGCTTTCGGTTTTTAATTCTTTTGGAAGAGCCCCTGGGCAACCACCTATCGGCGAAGTGCAAACTGTAGGAGAACTGCAAAGTCTAGCAACGATGATCGAATCAACAAGTGCAGAGATTACTCAGCATTTCTTAATAGATAAATTATATGACTTAAATAATAAATCCAGGATGACTCTTGGCGAAGCCGAGATGAGATATCAGATTAGAGGGGATGCGCTTTCTTCGATCTATGCTAGGAAGACAGCCGAGACACTTAATCCTCTTATTATAAGATCATATAATATATTATTTGATATGGGTCTTTTAGGCATTACAGAAGGGGATAAAGCAACAGCTAATCTTTTAAGAGCTGAAGGTATTGAACCTCTTATAATACCAGAAGCGATTGCCCGAGCGATAGCGAATGGCAAGAAGATATATGATATAGATTACATATCTCCTGCTGCTCATGTAATGAGAGAAGAGGAATACAGAGGGGTAATAACAACAGCTAACAATGCCATGCAAATGGCTGCTGTAGATGAGATGTCGATACATAAATTAAATACTGATAAATTTCTTGAGTATTCGCAAGAGTTGACTGGAGCTCCGTTAGATCTATTAAGATCGAATGACGAGGCTAAAAAAATTAGGGAAAATATAGCAAAAGCCAGAGCTGCTGAAACCCAGGTAGCTATGCAAAAAGAACAAGCGGGTACGCTTAAAGATGTGGAAACTGCAAAAAATATATCGGCTGGAGGGTAAGATATGAAAAAACAAGAAGAGCATCTACTTCGCAAGGAACAGATAAAGGTAGATGAAAAAGCGAATGAAAAGAAAATGAAAGCTTTTACCAGTAAGATGAGAAGTTCTCTTACTCTCATGTCAAAGAACAGTGCTGGAATTAATGTGCTTAGGTTTATATTGCACGAAAGTAGCTTTCTCTCCCCGCTTACCCACCCGACACTTGATGGGCTAAACAAAGATATGCTTTTACAACGCGAGGCTAAGAGACTTATGTATTTGAGTCTTAGACAACATATGGATAGAGAAACAATTATTAGAGTAGAACTACCAAAACAGGAGGAATAATATGTCAGAACCTATTGAAGGCGCACCAGGCGCACCAGAAGAGGGCACACCAGAAGCAGTAGCAGCCGCGGCTGCAGCAGAAGAAAAAAGTTTTGTAGAAACTATACCTGAAGAGTTTAGAGATAAACCTTGGGTAAAGGAAAACGCATCAAGTCCAGAGAATTTCTTTAAATTTGTAGACAATCAGAATGCGTTAGTGGGGAAGAAAGGTGTTATTATCCCAGGCGAAGGGGAAGACAGGACGGATTTTAATCTCTCTATGGGGATGCCTAAGACAGCCGAGGAGTATGATTTGTCGCCTTCGGAAGAACTTAAAGACATCAAACGAGATGAACAGATGTTGACAGGCATGAAAAATTTATACCACGAAATAGGGATGCCTAAAGATATGGCTACTAAAGTATCGCAAGGTATTGATAAATTATTATTTGAGAGAGGTAAAGAGGCAATTTTAGAAGTGCAAGAAAATGATAAAGCTTTTGATGAATTTAATACAAAAATATTTGGGGACAACAAGGACGCTAGGGTTGCGCAGGCTCAAAAGATACTGAGCGAAGATTTACCGAAAGAAGCTATCCCAGGTCTTGATAAGTTAGATGGCGAAGCAATGGCGGTAGTGGCTGTTATAGCCGATAGTCTTTACGCTAAGTATGGACAGGAGGATAGATTTAGAGGTGGAGCAGGTGCAGGCGGAGGAACTAAAGAAACGTACGAAGAACTAAGTGTGCAGCAACGGACGCTTATGGGGGAAGAAGGTTTTGACGTATTTAACCATCCAGCCCATGCAGGTTTACAGGCGAAGAATAAAATAATTATGGACAAGATGAGAGCTCTTAAACCTGAGTAATTTGACAAAGTAGTATTTATAGTGTATGTTATACATATAAGTAGAATAAACAGGGAGACTCGAAAGGGTTCTGTTGAGGTCTACAGCTGCACCCGCTTGAGGGTGAAGGAAGCGTCCGGCCAAACCGGGGAGCGTTACCGAAATAAAGGTTACGTTTTCTGACACAAATTAAATAGGAGGTTTGGCATGGCCGTAGACACAGCTCAAATTACACAATTTTCGAATCTGTTGCACGTAAAAGCGCAACAGATGAAGACTCGCCTTATGGGTAAGTGCCCCATTAAGCCGATCATAGGAGATAATTTCGCGTATGATGGTACAGGACTTTTAACAGCCCGTACTGTGAACGAACGAAACCCTCTTATCAATCCAGTTAATCCAGATTATACAAGAAGGAAGATGACTCGAGACAGAGTTATTGTTGAACTTATTGTGGACAATAGAGATGTCCGAGGTATGTTCGAAGATCCAAATTCAAAACTTGTGGACGATTGTATGTTCGCAATAATGAGGAAAGCAGATAAGATAGGTATAACAGCTCTTCATGCAGCTGTCCTTACGGGCAAAGACATGGATACTTCTGTTTCTTTTGCTACTGACGGAGGTCAGACAGTAGACGCGACAGGGGGTTTAACTTACCTTAAAATGTTGGAACTTAACTCGAACTTCAAAAAGAATGAAGTTGGGATTGACATACCAGAGTCAATCTATGTAGGTATGAGTGAGCAGGAAGAAGCCACTTTACTTAACATTTCTCAGTTGACATCAGGTGATTTCTCTAGAGATTATGTTGTAGAGAAAGGTAAGATTATTCGTGCCTTAGGCATGGACATCATACTTTTTGGTAGTGGTGTTGATTCACCTCAACTTCCGGTTGCTTCTGCGGTAAGAGACAATTTTGCTTTCACACCTAAAGGTTTGATGTATGGTATGAGTAAGCAATTTACAGTTAAAGTTCAGCCAGATTACCCGGGTTATGTTGAGTCAACGTATATCCAGGTTCTTGGTGAAATTGGTGCGGTAAGAACTGATGGACAGAGAGTTCAGAAACTTCAGACTACTGCTACCTAATAGATAAAGATTTGATCCCCAGGGGCGAAAGCCTCTGGGTTGTTATATACAGAAATTGAAGTAACATAATATATAAATAACGGAGGTGTTAAGATGGCGGTAAAAAATGCGTATGTGTTAGATACAGAAATACCCAGCCAAGTTAAGGGCGGGAAAGTTATTGCTATAGTAGGTAGTTTTGGAACATTAGCAGCGGATGATGCAGGTTCTAAGTATAGAATATGCCGACTTCCTGCGAATGCTGTACCTATTCAGATAGAGATCAATAGTGAATCTATCGCGGGGTTTACAGAAGTAGACCTGGGTATCTATGACACGCTTGAACAAGGCGGGGCAGTTAAAGACATAGATGTTTTCCAGGATGGTGTGGATATGCACGGGGGGTATGCTATAGGCAGTGAGTTAAATGGTCTTTCTAATATAGCTATTGCTGATCTAGGCAAGCAGATATATGCGCTTGCAGGGGATGACGCTCCTACTCCTAACGGAGAGTATGACCTTGTTCTCACCTGTGTTTCTGAGGTATCGGCCCCTGGTACGGTTGCTTTCAGAATTTTGTTAGCAGTTAGTTCGTAAAGTTAAAAACAAAAGACATAGCGGAGACTTAGACACCCTCGCTATGTCTTTTTTAATAAAAAGGGAGTGAGCATGGCTGATATAACAACAGCTTTACAAATTTGTAATCTAGGACTAAGCTATCTAAAAGTTCCCACTGTAGACAGTATCACTGTTATTGCAGCCCCCCAAAAGGAAGTTAAAACGATTTGTGCGCAATGGTACGATCTTTCCAGGCAAGAAGCTCTTAGAGCGCATCCTTGGAATTTTGCAAAAGGAGGAGCTAAATTAGCAAAATCTACTACTGCACCTGCATCTGCGGATTTTGACAGTAAGTTTCCTTTGCCAACAGATTATCTAAGACTTAGATTTACAGGTAGTGATAATTATGGTTTGGTTGGTGTAGATCACGATTTTGAATTTAATGATTTCCTTCTAGCCAATAGGGAAATAATAGTACACCAGTCAACGAATATAACAGCCATAACTAAAGCAGACCCGGGGGTAGTGACTTCAGTTGCCCATGGGTTAGCTAATGGAGATACTATTCTTATAGAAGCGGTGGTTGGAATGACTGAAGTTAATAACACCCGTTTTCTAGTCGCAAATAAAACTACAGATACATTTGAAATTACTACCGAAGCCGGAGTTGACGTAGATACTTCAGCTTATACCGCCTATACTTCAGGGGGAACGGTTACTCAGGTAGATACTATCGAGATAGGATATATAAAAGATGTAGAAGACGTAACTTATTTTGATCCACTTTTTGTAACATATCTATCTTTAGTGTTTGCTAAGAATATATGCTATGGGGTCACAGGTAAAACAACTCTTAGAAGAGACACTCGAGACATGTTATTTGAAGCAGGTATTCAAGCTAGAGCGATTAATGGTCAAGATAAACCTCCTAGAAGAATAACAAGAAGTGCAGTTATTGGGGCTCGGCGTAGATACTCGGGGGGTAGTTCTCGAAATGTAGACCCTAAATATATTAATTTTAATTAACCCACATAAAGGAGCTTCATGGAAGTTAATGCCTCTTTAGTCAATTTTGCCGCAGGGGTACTGTCTAAAAAATTTTTAGGAAGAACAGATCTTCCTAAATTTTATAAAGCCGGGTTATTGACTTGCCATAACTTTTTCCCCCAAGCTCAGGGGCCAGCGGAGTTTCGCCAGGGCACTAATTTTACCCATACTACTCGATTGAATCAAGACGCGATGCTTTATCCTTTTGTTTTTAATGATTCGCAAGCATATGCGCTTGAGTTTACCAAGGAGAAGTTAAGGTTTCATTCTCAAGGTGGGATAATACTAGGAAGTGCGGGGGAGGATCAGTCTCAATTTTTATGCCATTTTAATGGGGTAGATGGGGCGACTTCTCTTACTACGGTAACCGGACAAGTCTTAACTTTTGCATTTGATGCGCAATTAGATACCGCGCAGAAAGTTTTTGGAACTGCTAGTCTTTTATTAGACGGAACTGGAGATTACGCAGATGCTCCAGGGTCAGATTTAGTTGAATTTGGGGGTAGTGATTTTACTGTAGAGGCGCGTTTCCGTTCTAATGGGGGCACAGGTGCTGGTTTTTCAATAGGAGGTGCTCTTGGTGGGTTTGCCCTTTTTGTTTCGAGTACTACTAATTTAAGAATATACTCAACAACTTATGCCTCTATATTTGCTAATGTTACAATATCTACTTTATCTCCAAACACTTGGTATCACCTAGCTGTGTCGAGAAAGGGTAATACAATATATGTATTTTTGGATGGTGTTTTGCAAAATACTGTCGATGTAACTGGAATTAATTTTTCGCAGGGGGGATCTGTTCTTCGAATTGGTAACATTTCAGGAAATGCTTTCGGTGGATGGGTAGATGAAGTTAATATTCGTAAAGGTGTAGGAGTGTGGACTTCGGATTT